CAGGGTGGCAAGGTTCTCTAAGAGATTTTGCGGGAATTGTGACAATTCCTTTTACCGACCCAGGGACGCCTGATAGTCTAAGACTTCAGAAACCCCTCAGAACTAAGTTCCGACTTCGTTTATGGTACACGCCCGAAGAAATTGCGTGGTTCCTACAAGCTTTTGGCTTAATAGGAGGTACAAAATATATTTGCTCGGTTCTTCCCCGGCGCTCACATGAATGTAAACTGTGGGTCCGATCATAACCGTTTAATTAAAAGTATCTTACACGTGTCTTACCAAAACACGGGATACTCAGTTGTCTACTCCCATGACACAAAGAGTATTCACTCACTTCAGGTTTGGAAATTCCTTAGGGAAAGCACTATAAAGCTTTTATAGTGCATTCGCTTTTCTTTTCGAAACCCCCCTTAGGAGGGAATCAAAAGGAATCTGCAAGTGAATATTGGGCCGAGGGACGTTTTGAGGCTCACCATAGGGTAAAGCAAGGTTGCTTTTGGCAAACATCTTAACGATGGGGTATACTGTACCCCTTACGGTTACTTCTATAGGGCACAAGACCCTCTTTATAGGATCTGTTTCCAGATCCGGGTTCACCGCGGTGTTGGTATTCAGGATGAATTTCTCCATTTCGACTGATGACATTAAATGTCTCATTTTTAAAGGAGGTTGTCTTAGACTTATCTTGTCCATTCCCGTCAATAAAGTGACGGGGGCGAGCATGTATGGGTCAGGTTCTTCTTCAAGATTTGGTACCTACCAGTCTTCAGGAGAATCATACCATGAATCCTTGAACAGATGCGCTGTTTTAGCGCCTTCTGTGAACCTTTTGGCCTTGGTCAGACGTTTAGTTATCGATAACATCTTTGGTTTATTTTCTTGTTCTACAGGATCCAACCAATAGGTTGTCCATGTATCTCGTTGTTCGAGATCCGATAACATTTGACGAACTGACCGAAAACCCAGGTTCTGCAATTTCTGCATTTTCTACCTAAGATTACCGGTAGCTCCTATCCAAGACAGACTCATGTCCTCGTCATAATAACGAGTACAGTCTTTCAGGAAAGTGAACCACCAAGAGATCCGGTTGATAGGGTAGCACTGGACCGGAGCTTGCATGTTGGTGTTTAAAAGTGAAAATATACGCTTAGCGATGACACTCATCAAAAACATGTTATTCTAGCTCAACAATTCGCTGACTTCAACCCCACGTTAGTAGGGCTTTTCAATCGAAATGTTCTTCAATATATGAGAGCATAAAAGCTGAATATAAAGCGGTCCTTGCAAGAGATTGTACACTAAATCTTTGTGCCATTAGGGAGTCTCGAAAGCTCCATGTCTACCAAAATGGAGACCGAGGCCGCCAAAGAGTTTAGGTACGGGTAACATCCACAGTTCACGGTTGCGAACCCATGGAAACATTCTCGAGAAACTTACCAGAAAAACTGTTTAAAGAATCTTTCGATCTAGATCGGAGAGTCCAGCTTTCGTCGGTTTGTAATAACGAATCATGTTTTCGAGGTCGCGTGCCTTACCCCAAATAGGGTTAAAGTCTTCATCAAGTATAGCATCATTGACATTGGTGCCACCAGATTTTGACTCAGGGGAAAATAGCCTCACTTTGAGTACGTCAACAAGAGCCGAATCTTCATAATTCTCGGGTTTCCTATGGAACTTACCGAAAGTGATGATTTGCTCACAGTAGTTGACTGCGATAGTGAAAATTCCGAATTTCTCATCGGATGGCTTAAGGCCTACCATTACAGCTGCGGACATTAACGCTTGAAAATACTTGAAGGTTCCGATGTCGACCTAGTCGTCTCCTGCCGAAGCAAAAAACTTTGAGGCTTCATCATCACCAACCATCATTCTCGCGATTTAATGAGCAACTCGGGTTAAGATCGTTAAGACAATTTTCGTCCCGGGTTCTCCCATAAGAGAGCCCCGACAGGACGTCCAGTTGTCCTCTATGACCTTCCCTGTGCGTGTCACCCGCTGATCAAATTCACGCGGGGAGAAAAGGATACGCAAACACATCAGATAATAGTGATTGTCTAGGCTAAGGTGTTCGAGATAAGTTTTGCAAACAATCTCAGCTCGGGCCCAATCTATATGATCGGTGGCTTCCTCGTAGTCGCCAGCGATTAGATACTAACCTCGTTACTTCAACTAAGTTGAATCGAAGATTTACAGCATCTAGCCCTTCGGGCCATAACTGTTAAAGTATTTAGATACTTATTGGTACCAAACCCATGCCTAATATCCTCTGGATAGACCACCTCTGAGGTGATCATCACACTTGAGAATTTATAACATCTGGTGTGCAAAGGGCTATAACAATATTGAAGCACTTGCGTGCGTCATTGTTACCATCCTGACCTTGTTCCCTGGTTCGGGAACATCCATCCGTGCGGCCCAAAGAGGGCGTGATTAGGAACTGAAATCAATATATTAGACCTAAGGTAAGCAATCGAAAAATTCGATGTCCTCAACGGACTCAGCCGTCTTTTATATGTCTGCCATAGTGGTATGTTAGTTTTTTGGTAACTTTAAAAGTACACCAATTCTAATCAGATCGTTTATCGCACAGAGAAAGGCCAGGAATCCAATCCTCTTCGGCTCAAAGTAACGCCGTGGATAGAGGAAAAGTCCTTTGTGAGTTTCTGTCTTGAACAGATTCGACCATAATTTCGATGTGTCGTTTCCATATCGTGACATAATAAGATCTAAGGTCTTTTAGTCTACGACGGGAATGCCTTTTCGTATAAGCTTGGGGAGTTCCATCATTAACGGAACGCAACCCTCTTCTATTTAGATTAGTCCATAAATTGGTATAACCCAACTCTCTGAACTGTGGAATGGCTCTAAAAGCCAATCCCTAAACATAGAGGAAAAGTATGCCTGCTTACCGCCATTAATGCGGGATTCTTCGTAGCAGGCTGAGCTACTTATGGAGATGTGCGATGAATATGCGTCAAATTTGCCCGTCTGGCCTTGAACGGCCTGAGCAGCATTACTTTCCATTTCTCTAAAGCACTCAGAGGCAGCCTTACGGCTACCTTCCTCAAGCTTCTATACCTCTTCTTCTGTTGGTATATTCGATGGTTCTTGCAGCGTTTATCTATGTTTAACATAAGCTGCCTCTCTTTCAAGTTTCCCTCCCTAAGGGAGATGTCTTGTCTGAATCACAGTCCCAACGAAACCGATCAGCTGACGCTGTCTTTCCTATTAAAGGAGGGATGGCGGCACCGGAATGGATGGTGCTACCGTCCAGCCAACATAGCCGAAGTAGGTATTTCTGTTTAAGAGAGCTTCTCTCTTGACGAATTTGCAAACTTAGGTCCTTCCATTGTCCTTAAGATAAAGGGTCATGAGCTTTATGTAATACTTTACTATGTAATACTGCAGCTCTCCTTCAATCTTCGAATCTCTATCTAAAATGAAATTCGCGGCAATATGGATCTTTGATTGTAGCGGTCGCCAGATACGTTACCAGACTTCGATTTACCCATGACTGAGTGATCGAAGTGCGCGAAGACATAGCCCAATCATCTTGGAGCGATGTCCGAACGTGACAAATTTAAATGTTTGTGCATGTTAACGTATATCTTTTAAGACCGCTGACCATTGTTGCTTGTTGAGTTTGTATCTTTGGTAGTTCTTTACCCGCGTCCAAGCGGAGTAAGGAAACTCCATACATGATACTGGCTGGAGGTCGAAAGCGTCAAACACTTTCTTCCTCGATATTAGGCCATCTTAACATTTAGCAGCACCAGAGCGCCCCGTCTCTGAAGTAAAAGCATATGGGAGCATTGTGCAAAAAAGGGGTTAGG